CCGCTTGTGATGGGTTGCTGGAAACAGTTGAGCTGATTGAGGTCGAGAGCGCATGATCGAGCCTGAACTATCTGCAATGGCCAAAAAAATTGGTAGCGGAGAATTGCCACTTGATCCAAACGCTTATGCGTTGGCCGTTTATGAGGGTTATGAAAAGTTATGGAAGCGTCAAGCAACTGAAGCTGAGCGCGAACGCATCGTTGCGTTGCTTGAGTCGCTAAAGTGCGCTTGTGATGGTGAGTGCGGGATGGTCGAGGCACCGTTCACTGTGCTGAGGGAACTTATCGAGGGGAAAAACGAATGATTGCGCCAGGTCGGTTTGTTGCGCGGTCATCAGATCGTGACTTGTGGTTGGAAGCCCGTAAACAGGGTGTGACGGCTACGGCGGTGGCTAAGGCTGCGTCTGGCCCGGCAGGGTTTCGTGACCAGTTGGAGTTGCGCCGGAACCCGGTTGATGTTGAGGTCAACGCGTTTATGGCGTGGGGCAGTTTCATGGAACCGTCTATTGCGTTGTGGGTGAAAGAGCAGACGGGCATCATGCCGAATGAGTGGTTGATTGCTCACGATGACCCGCGTTTTTTGGCTACGCCTGACGGGTTGAGCCTTGACCACACTTTGATTTCGGAAATCAAAACGATGGGGAAGCCGTTGGCCGAACCGCCGCTTCTGCACATTCGCCAGATGATGTGGCAAATGTTTTGTGTGGGCGAGCAGTGCACGCGGGCGTTTTATGCGTGGCAGTTGCGGGTGGATGTGCCGGGCGGTTTTGCGCCGGGCTGGATTGAACCGCGTTCTGTGTGGGTTGAGCGTGATGACAAAATGATTGCCGATTTGGTCAAGGTGGCTGAACGGCTTATTGAGGAAGGGAACAGCAATGGCTAATTTCAATTTGGACTCGTATGAGACGGTTGAGCAACGGCACGCACGCGCGCTCGAGGCTTACCCGGATTTACGGTGTGTGATTGTGAACCACACCACCGAGAATGACCGGGCGCAGGCTATGTGGGTGGTTGAGGCGCGCGTGTATATGAACGCTGAGGATCAGGCGGCGGATTTGCCAAAGGCTACTGAGTGGGCGTTTGAGGTTGATGGCGTAGGTATGGCGAATAAGACGAGCGCACTCGAGAATGCTTGCACCAGCGCGTTGGGGCGAGCACTTCGTTGGGCGTTTGCTGGCTCGAAAGGGCCAAGCCGGGAAGAGATGCAAAAAGTTGCACGAGCGTCAAAGCCTGTCACACCACCGGCTGACCTTGACACACAGTTGGCACAGATTCCCGACACTATCGAGTTGCAAAAGTTTTATGAGTCGGGGCTTGCGCTTGGTTGGATGAATGACCAGGTGCGGGCGTTGTTTACGGCGCGTAAGTCTGAGTTGAAGGGTGCGTGATGTGGTGAGCGTGTCACCGGAGATGATTCGGGATCAGATAACGGGTTTTCTGTTGGAGTTGCGGAAGGCACCTGATGCCCATTATCAGGCTGAGTTGAAGAAGGAACGGGCGCAGCTGGATTTTCAGAAGGCGTTTGATGTTGCGTTTTTGATGTGTGAGGGCAACATTGAGGAACGAAAGGCTACGGCGCGACAGTCGGCGGCGGATGCTCAGCAGGCGTTGGGTGTGGCTGAGGCTGAGTTCAACCGGATCAAGTTGAAAACGCGCCAGCTTGAGCAGTCTGTGATGGCTTCGCAAAGTTTGTTGAGGTCAATTCAGGCTGAGGGCGCGTGATACTCTGAGACGGTGAAGCCTAAGCCGTGGATGGATGACGCTAAGTGTGCCGAGGTGACACCAGACATTTTCTTTCCCGAGTTTGGGAACAACCATTCCCGGCAGGCTGTCAGGATTTGTGAGGGTTGCCCGGTGCGCCTGGTTTGTCTTGAGTATGCGTTGGTGAATGAGGAAGTGTGGGGCATTTGGGGTGGTTTGACCCCTAGCCAGCGGAAACGGTTGAGGAGGGGTCGGCGGTGAATGGTGAACCTGCTGAGGATATGGGCGATTGGGTTGTGTTTGTGAAGCCGTTGCCTGTGGCTGATGTGCCGCGCGCTAGCGGTTGGTTTTCGGGAAAGGAATGAGCGTGGATATTTCGGGTGCGGGTTGGCGGGTTTTTTCTGGTTCGTGTCTTGACCGTTTGCGCGAGTTGCCTGATGAGTCGGTTGATGCGGTTGTTACTGATCCGCCGTATGGGTTGAGTAATACTGACCCGGCTCATGTGTCTGATGCGTTGGTGCGTTGGGTTTCGGGGGAACGCGATTTCATTCCGGATGGCAAAGGTTTTATGGGGAAGGCGTGGGATGCGTTTGTGCCGCCACCTGCGGTGTGGGATGAGTGTTTGCGTGTGTTGAAGCCGGGCGGTCATGTGTTGGCGTTTGCTGGTTCGCGCACTTTTGATTTGATGGCGTTGAGTATCCGGCTTGCTGGTTTTGAGATTCGGGATTCTGTGGCGTGGTTGTATGGGTCGGGGTTTCCGAAGTCCCTTGATGTGTCGAAGGCGATTGATAAGGCTGCCGGGTCTGAGCGTGAAGTTGTTGGAGTTGAACGCACACCATTCAAGACTGACAATGCGCGTAACAATGGCAACGCGTTTATGAGCGCTGTTAGTGGAGACACAAGACCACTTGATGTTGATGGATACGAGCTAAGGGTTACGACCGCACCGGCTACTCCGGAGGCGCAAAAATGGCAGGGGTGGGGTACAGCGTTGAAACCGGCGTTTGAACCTGTTGTGGTGGCGCGTAAACCGCTAGGGGGGCGCACTGTGGCTGAGAATGTGTTGTTGCATGGTACGGGTGGGCTGAACATTGACGGCACACGGATCGGGACTGAAGATAACTTAAATGGCGGGGCATACGCACAAAAAGGAAATCGGCTCGTTTCTCAGTCTTTAACTACAGGCTCTGGCATGAATATGCCTGGCGCAACAGTTGGCAAACCGTTTAAGCAACCTCAGGGCCGTTGGCCTTCTAATGTGATGTTGGATGAGTTCACTGCCCGGCTTGTAGACGAACAAAGCGGCGTGAGCAAATCAACAGGTGGGCGCATAGGGAAAAAAGACACTTCAAATATTGACTTCGGGCTATCCGGAAATTATCGGAAAGGTGACCCGGGTTTTGGAGATGTTGGTGGCGCAAGTCGATATTTTTTTGTTAGCAATGAAAGGGAAACAGATGAACGAGTTGGAACAGTTGAAACAGGAAATTCTAGAGATGGATTCGTTGCCTGCGAGTCTGGGGAATGCTCATTATCGGATGGGGTTGGTCAGGGCGCTGGAGTTATTTCAGGCGCACGATTTTTCTACGAACCTAAAGCGTCTAAGCGTGACCGCAACGAAGGGTTAGATGAATTGCCCGTTCAAAACCGTTATAAAAAAGGCGGTGTTGGTGGGACAGGTGGTAAGCGCGATATAGAAAAAGCAGAATCTGCTACGCCAGTTCAGAACTTTCACCCGACTGTCAAACCAACAGACTTGATGCGCCAGCTTGTGCGCCTCGTCACACCACCGGGCGGGGTTGTGCTTGATCCGTTCACCGGGTCAGGGTCAACAGGCAAGGCGGCAATTCTTGAGGGCTTTGAGTTTATTGGGGTGGAGTTGACTGACGAATATTTGCCCATCATTGAGGGCAGACTTTCGCACGCGGTCACACAGCGGACTCAGGCTGAAGCTGACGCGGTGACGGCGGAAGCGGAAACCCTGTTTTGAACAAAGCCTTGTTGGCCCAACTGAGGGCGCGTGACGGCGATGTGTGCGCCTGGTCGGGCGTGGAGACTGACACGCTTGTGCCGCATCACAGGGCTAACCGTGGGGCGGGCGGTTTCAAGGGTGCGGATCGGTTATCAAACCTTGTGCTGGTTGACTCGATAGCGAACGGCCGGTTTGAGGCTGACCTGCAAGATAAAGCGAAACTGTTGGGGTTTAAGATTTCGCGCTACGCTGACCCGGAATCAATCCCGCTGTTTCACAAAATGTGGGGTTGGGTTTTGTTGAAGGATGATGGGAGTGTGCTGCGTTGTGAACGAGACTAAGTTGGCGGCGGTTGAGTGCGCTGTGTTGTGTGAAGTTTGACCGGCTTGTGGTATAGGGTGTGAGTCATAACCGAATAAACGAAACCCGGCAGTCGGATTCGCATACGACTAACCGGGCTTCTAATCCAACTTGATAGGAGTTGAATCTATGGATAAGTCTAGCGAAAATTGCGACCGCAAACCGCTCATTGCGTTGTGGTATCTGCACAAAACAACCGAGTGCATCGCCACCTGCCTGCCAGAGGATCGTGCTGGCACGGTGCGTCTCCAGGCGCACTATCTTGCGCTATGCCTGAAGTACGGTGTGACCGCCGAACAGGTGTCTGACAGTCTTGACATTACGCTGGCGCACGCGGCGGAACTTCTTACGCTTGGTAAGGAGTTGCGCTGATGCCTAGAGATTTGCAAGAAGTCTTTTCAGATTGCATGGCGATTCTGCAACGCCAGTTCATCGTTTTCGGAAGCGACGAACCAACATTTAGTGACATTCAAATTGAGATGGTCAAACTGTTGGTAATTGGCGGGGTCAAGCCACAAGACTTTGCACACGCCATTGAGAACAATGTCATCGTCTATCAAGATGACGAGTGGCGGGATGTTCTTTACGGCGCACTCGCGCGCCGGGCAGACATCAACTTTGAGATTTTGGAGAACGAATAATGGCAACGCTATGGATCAAGTTACAGGCTGACATTGTTGAGCACCCAAAGTTCATTGGACTAAGCCCGGCGGCGAAGTGGGCGTTCATCGAAATGATGATTTACGCGCAACGCAACCTGTCTGACGGCTTCATTGACGGGCGGGTTATGCGTGGCAAGTGGGCTGATGATGTCATTGAGGAACTATTGACCAACGACAAAGAAACACCATCGCTCACGCGCATTGATGATGACTACCAGCTACACAATTACGCCAAGTATCAGCGTTCTCGCGCCCAAGTTGAGGAACTGATTGAGACTCGACAGCGCAACGGATCACGAGGCGGTCAAGTGTCGGCACTCGCGCGAAGTAGCAAAAGTGAAGCAAAAGTGAAGCAAACCGATAGCAAAAGTGAAGCAAACGGGGTAGCAAAAGAGTACCCAGATACAGATACAGATACAGATACAGAACAAGTTGTTGTTAGTAAGCAAACGCGCAAAACCGAACTACAACCTGATTGGAAACCGTCACCCGCTGGCTACGAGTACGCGAAGCAAAGAGCGCCAGGAATGAACGCTGACATTCAGGCTGAGAAGTTTGTGAACTACAACCTGACGCAAGGGCGAAAGCTTGGCGATTGGGAAGCGGCATGGCGTAATTGGGTACTCAAGGCGATTGAGTTTGATCCGTTGCTAGCCCAACCGTTGCCACCGCCCAAACGACAGTTCACCGGGTATGAGGATGACGATGATGTTTGATACTGAGAAAGCGTTGGTGGGCGCAATACTTGGCAAACCGTCAACCATTGACCTTGTGACCGTTACGGGCCGAGACTTCGCTGATCCGCAACTTGGGGATGTGTTTGACCAAATCCGGGCGTTCACAGAGTCGGGCAAGACTGCCGATTTCATCACCGTGTCGGCGGCGTTGCCTCAGCACGCTCAACTTCTCGCCAGCCTCAGCGAATATGTGTTCGGATCGTATGCGGTTGAGGAATACGCTGGCATCGTTTCTGAGGCTTCTTTGCGCCGTAGGTTAAAGTCTGCCGGTATTGGTTTGGCAAATCTTGAGGATGCGCTGACACCTTCTGAGCTGGTTGAGCGTGCGCGCCAACTTGTTGATGATGCTGTGGGGCAGTCGGCAAGCAAGGTGCGGTTCATTCGTGACATTCTCCCAAGCCTTGAGAAGAAGCTTGAGGCGCGAGAAATGTTTATCCCGTCACCGTGGCGTGGACTCAACGCGGTTATGGGCGGTTTCAGGCCGGGTGCCGTGTATGTCGTTGCGGCGCGCCCTGGTGTGGGTAAGACGGTTATTGCCGCGCAGATTGCGACCGAGATGGCTAAACATGGGTTGGTGTCGTTCTCGAGCCTTGAAATGACTGAAACCGAATTGGTGTCTCGCATCATTGCGGAACGGCTTGATATCAGTGTGGGGCATTTGAATGACGGCAAATTGAACGCTGCGGAGAAGCAGGTGTTGGCGGATCACCGGGATGTTGTGGCAAGCCTGAGCATTGCGGTTGATGACCGTTCGGGGGTGAACCCGGCTGACATTAGGCAGTTTGTTCGCACCGTTTCACGCAACGGGAAACTGTCGGGTGTGGTGGTGGATTATCTGCAACTTCTTACGAGCAAGTCGAAGATGGAACGACACAATCAGGTTGCAGAGTTCTCACGACAACTCAAGATTATGGCTAACGATTTCCGGGTTCCGGTGATTGCGTTGTCACAGTTGAACCGCAATGTGGAAGGCCGTGCTGAAGCTGTGCCGCGTCTGTCTGATTTGCGGGAGTCTGGTGCGATTGAGCAAGACGCTGATGTGGTGATTTTGTTGCGCCGCGAGGGTTTCGCACCAACTGAGGAACTGGTGATGGATGTGGCAAAGAATCGTCACGGTGAGACGGGTGAGGTGCGCCTGTATTGGGATGGGCGTTATTCCAGGGCGGTCAATCAATGAGCCTTTACAACCTGATAATGCACATTGATCCGGTAAAGCTTGAGGCTGAACGGTTCGGGCTAAGTGCTGAGACTGCCCGCGAAATGCTCACTGAGAAGGGGACAGTGCGGAAACGGGCGAAAGCGACGCGCCGAAAGCCGGTAACAAAAAAGTCTCAACCTAAGCGTGAAAGTATTACAGAGCAACTAAACTTGAATGAGGCGCAACAACGCGCTGTCCAAAACTGGTTGAAGGGATTGGGATGACACCAGAAGAAATGCAGGCGGCACTCGATGAGGCAAAGAATGTCATTGCCGAATATTTAGAGGTCATAAAGATTTGTTACCGGTATTCAGTCGGCGGAATGTCGGCTGAGGTGGCAATGCACGAAATCAAAACTACGATACAGAAAGTGAGCCAAGATGGCTGAAGTAACAGTTACCGCGTTTGTTCAAGACTGGAAGCGCGACAGCAACGAACCAAACCCTGAATGGGGTATGAAGGTTAGTGAGAACCACCAGAAGAAAGACGGTGACAAGTGGGTGACCATTGGGCGCACCTATTTCACGGTGAAAGCTGGTTGGGATATCAAGATTGATTTTCGTCAGTTCAAGTCTGGTGATCGGGTGAAGATTACGGGCAAGCAGGTGACCGAGACGCGGGAGAGCAACGGCAAAACCTATTACACCCTCACCATCAAGGCGGACAGTGTGGAACTGGTGCAGGCTGGTCAGTCTCAGGCGAGCGCACAACGCGCGTTTGCTTCAGGGGATGAGCCGTTCTAATGGGGATGCTGGAAGGGCTAGAACCCATTAGAGCTGTCAGTTCGTGCAAGGTTCGCACCATTCTTGAGGGCCTTGAGAAAGATGATCGCAAGATTCTTGAAGCGGCGTTGGCTGACTTTGACAAGTGGAACAACGGCGCACTCGCACGCGCGCTGGTAACGCGTGGCATCCCAATCAAGGCTGACACCCTAGCCGTTCATCGTCGGGGGCAGTGTTCATGCTCGAAAATTTAGAGCCTGCACGCAAGGTTGATGTTCCGGCAGACTTCAGGCCGGGCGTCACCTTTGACGGCTCAACAGGCAC